AAAGCACTAAATTTATAAGTGCCTCGCTGTTTTGCTCTGGTGGTTGTAGTGTTACTAAAAATATGTAGCCAAGAAAACCCCCTATGGTTACTAAGCCTATAATTCTTGCAGTCCAATCTTTACTAAACAAACCTCTTGCGTTTTGTTTGTCTTGTGTTTCTAATTTAAAAACATCAACATCAAGTTCCTTCATTTTAACTTCAAAATCTTGTTCAGCTTTTTTAAGTTCAAGCATTTGTTCTGGTGTTGCATTTTGTATTGCTTGTTGTATAGATTTTTGATCGTTTGATACACCCAAAACATCAGCAATCATATTTGCTGCCATGCCACCCATAGGTCCGCCTAAGGCTGTACCAAGAGTAGGTGCTACTGTACCAACTATATTTTTAAGTATATTTTTCATATTAAACCAACATTGATGTTACAACTGCTATAGACAAAGCGCCAAGAAAACCAAACACGCCAAAGGTTGCAGTTTTTATTGTTAAATTAATTCTAGTAATTTCTTCTTTGATGTCTGAAAATTCATTGAAAGCGGTTTTCCAACGCTCATGTGATATTGTTTCTAACTTTGTAAGCCTTTCTGCAACATCTTTGACTGTCATTTTTTTTATTGTCATCAGATAGTATATATTTTCAAATAATCTTTTTTACCTTTTACTTTTATAGGTTTTAGTGATTTTAACTCAAAATCACAATTTTTTGCAGTATTTTCACCAATCAGTATATCCTTGCCAACTTCTTTAGTTGCTGATTCAAGTCTTGCGGCTGTATTTACTGCATCACCAATAGCAGAATAATCAAACCTTGTATCTGATCCCATGTTGCCTATGACTGCCTCACCAGAGTTGACACCAATACCAATTGCAACTGGTTCTGGTAAAGTTTTTTGTAATTTATGTATAGCTGTTCTCATATCTTGTGCGCAAGCTATTGCTCTTTTTTCATGTTCATCAATGTCCAGCGGCGCATTAAATATTGCCATACAAGCATCACCTATAAATTTATCAACCATGCCACCATGAGCTTGTATGCAAGTTACCTGTTCTGTCAAAACTTTGTTCATAATATCTGTCACTTGTTCTGGTGGTAATTTTTCAGATAGATTTGTAAAACCTCTGACATCTGTAAATAAAAAAGTGCAGTATCTTTTTTCACCACCAAGTTTCAAAAGTTCTGGATTGTCTTGTAGTTGTTTTACTTGTCTAGGATCAAGATAATGTTCAAATTGTTTTTTGATCTGCTGACGCAGTTTATATTGTTTTTGGTAGTTCAGATAGAAAGCAATAGTAGATGTAAAGATTTGTGATACAAAAGTCCATGAAAAATCCAATAAAATGCCCTTTTGGATGCTAAAAACGCCTGAGAAGCCCGTAGTGAGCAAGAAAATTACAACTATACTTGCACCCTTAACTACATTGAAATAATTGATTGTGAGCCATGTCAGAGTGACAAAAATTGTCAAAATCAAAATTTCGGCCGCTTTTGACCAATCAGGTATGTATGGAGAGTTTTGCACAAGTATTGATTCAGATAATGCAGCTTGAACCTTATGTGGTTCTACTAAACCAACTGGAGTTGCAATTTGTGGCATAACGCCATTTGCAGTTACGCCAACAAAAACAAACTTACCTGCGACATACATTTGTTCAAGAGTCGTTTGTGGAGTATCAACCCAACTAATCCACTTACGACCTAAACTATCTGTTTTGACTGGAGGTATTCCTCGTATTGATATTTCTTCAATACCATTATCATTAGTTTTTATAATGTAAGTTTCTACGCCTAATAAAGATTTATATATTTGCGTTCCAAAACTAGGTATCCATTCGTTGTTTGGTGTTTTAACCAATAAAGGTATTCTACGAACTAGATTGTCAACATCTGTGGGAGCAACGGCTAAACCTTGTAAAGCGTGGTTTGAAAGTAGAGGTAGGTTTTCCTTCACTCCCGAAGAAATTATACCACCATTATCATTACCAATAACAACTGTGCCTGGTGAACTTGGATAGTTGCCACTGCCATCTTCAAACATAGCTAAAACAGATGGAGCAAACTGTAATGATTCTGCAAATATTTCATCACCGCCCATACGATCAGCTTGTGGAAAACTTACAACCCAGCCAACACCTATTGCACCATTGTTTATTAAATCTAGCTGAATCTCAGCTAATCTTTGTCTTGGTAATGGCCAACCACCTTCACGCTCTATATCATCTTCAGTAATATTAAGTATGACAAAATTGCCTGATTCTTCTGGAGTCTTGACAAAAACATCAAACACTTTTAGTTTTAGTATTTCTGTAGGCGTTGATTCAAAGATCAAAGGCAAAGAAAGTAATATAAGTAAAGGTAATAATAGTTTGTTCATTTAATCACTCTGAGTGATAGTAATTATACTATCGCTACCTCCATTTATTTTAATGACATTAGATACACCATCTTGTATCAAAATTACTGTATAAGCATTACTGCCATTGACATCAACTCTTACGCTTTCATTTACCTGCCTACGCAAACTAACAACATTACCTGTAATCAAAGCAGTTATTTGTGTGTCTGGATCTTTACCCAGCAAAGTACCAACAATTTGTGTGCTTGTTGCTTGTGCTAGCACATCTTCATCTTCATCTATTGCCAAAGCATCTAATACATTTAGCAAATCTTCAAGAAAGTTCACATCAAGATAATTAATATCAAGTTCAGTAAATTCTAAACTATCATTATCTAAATAATCTTCTGCTAAATAATCTATATCAAGATCATTAAAATCTAAGACACTATCTGCTCTTGTTGTAGTAGTTTCTTCTTGAACCAATGCTTCTTCTTTTGGTGGTGACACTATCAACATATTATCAATAATATCTAGTGTCAGATCCAAAATAACTGGTTTAGTAGGTGCTGATTCAAACACGCTTACAGTTGTTGCCTCGTAGGGTTTGTTAAGTATGACAGTTCCCATAGCTGTAACAACTTCTATTTCACCACTAGATAAACCAAAAGGATCTGGTAAAAGAATAATTAGACTTCTGCCAAGTTCATCTACAGTTGCAGTAAAGTCTGTGCCACGAATAGCTATATTTGCTGTTGGTGTTTTGAGTGTTATGTTTTGTTTGTCAATACGATTGAGATTGCCTGTAATAAATCTAGCCGTGCCAAGACCAAAGGTGAGTGCCATTTTTGCTTTGCTTGGGTCTGGATCATATATGTATTCGTCAATAAGTAATTGTGACCATTCTGTAAGTTTGACAGTAGATTCATCAAGAAAAGTAATTGCCATACGGCCATCTTTGGTTATGGCCTCATCATTGCTTTGTATAGCAAAATCAACATCAGCAACATAGGATTTATCTCTGACTATTTCGGCCGTGCCGTTTAGTTCAGATATATCTCCAATATCAACAGCTTGTGCTTGTACCTTGGTCGTTTTGAATGACGCAAACAGTAGAAGCAGCAGTACCAGAAATGGATATGATTTTAAGCCAGTCATTGTCTTGGGTGCTTAGTTGTGAGATATTAAATGTTCTTGATCCGCCTGTGTGGTCCAAGTAAAAATATCCTCCAGCTGATGCTGTAACACCTGTGCCAGTATAAGTAACAGCATTATCTGAACCATCAATATCCATATAATTAGTTGCGCCATCTATATTTATGTTTGAAGTGATATTGTTGTTAGATCCGTTAATTATCCAATCTAAATCTAGTTGTGAAGCCAAAGCGGTTGTGCCTTGGTTTAAAGTAAAGGTATTACCACTACCTGTAACATCTACATACTGATTTGATCCGTCAGAACTATAAGTATCTGTTGGATCTACTTGAATGGTGAAAGTATTAGTGCCACCATCAAACTCATAAAAACCTGTAAAAGTATCAGCAAATATGTCACCAAGAAATTTATTTGTCGCACCAATCATGTTTATATCTAATGTCATGCTGTTGCCATCTAAATCTAAGGCTGTAAGATCACCAGCTGTAGAATTTAAACCGCCAATAATATTTGATATACCAAGTTGTTCCAGGTCTATGTTTGCACCTGTACCTGATTGATCTATGTAAATTTCATTGTCAGCCGCGTATGTTGTCAATGCAGTCAGCATCACAATCAGGCTTATTAATTGTTTCATGTTTTAATTCTACTCCTTCATTATTGTTTTGTAAAACCCAAAAACCTTTTTTATAACCTTGTTCTATAATCTCTAAGACAGCGCCCTCTATAGCTTTCATCAAAGCTATGGTTGATGATTCGTTGCTGGCGTTACCAAGTTCTATTTCAACTAACTCGGTGTTTGCCTCTATGAATCTAAATACATCTTCAGATTTACCATAGCTAAATATAGTTTTTTGACTCAAAACTTCTAGCAAAACCTCACCAGTTGCAACAGATACCATACGCAAACTAACAGTAATATTATCTTCTCTGTATTGAACGCTATTTCCAATGCCTAAATATCTTGCACCCGCACCACCACTTTCTAGGTTTGCTTCATAAGATATGACAGCGCCTTCAATCAATATACCAGCAAACAACAAAGGTCTAAGTGCTTTTTTCTTTTCTTCTTCTGTTGCTGTCTGTTCTCTTGCTGATCTTATTAGTTGACGCTCTTTGGTTAAATTATCTAAA